AAAAGTTTTGATAAATTATTGATAATAGTTTGAGCTTTCTTAGCTTCATCCTCAGCTATACATGCTTTAGAACTGTGGCTTAACCTGTTTTCTCTATAATATGTAAACAATTTCTTTTTATCTTTTAAAAATTGCTCTTCGAGTTTCTTAATTTCAAGTTGCTCTTCTTCAATAAGTCTTTGATATTCTTCTCTACAAGTGTTCTCTACCTTTCTATTAGCTTCTAACACTTTTTCTAAACCTTTAATCTCTTTTGTTAATCCTTTTATAGCACCATCTACTTTTAAAATCTTTTCTTTATTAAAAAGTTTCATCATCTATCTCCTCATCTGTATATAATTCATATCTACCATTTAGCTTATTGTAGTTTACACTATCCGCTACACCTGTGTCACCTGTCTCCCTACATTTAAGTACTCTTATCTTCGCTAATGTTGGTAGTTTCTCATCTTGTTGGTCTCTTTCTAAAGCTATAACAGCATCACTTAACTGTTCTAATGAGGCACTCCCTCTTAAATCAGATAAACTTATAGCACCACCTTCATTGAAGGACTTCTTCCCTGAAACTCTTTTTAGATGTACTATGGCATGTATAGATATACCTAATTCCTCAATTAGTGTTCTGAGTTCTGTCATAAAAATATCTAGTTGTTTTCTCTCTCCTTCATCAGAAGAAGTTCCTGATACTACTATAGATATATGGTCTAATATGAAAGTATTACAGCCTAAAGATTTTACCATGTACCTAATCTTATTTAGAAGCTTACTTGTACCCATAGAACCAAAATGTTTATAAAAGTTTATCCTGTTGTTTTTAAAATATTTAGTATATGTTTCATAAGCTTGTTCATCAGTTATTAAAGAATGGTCTATCCTAAGTTCCTTAAGTGATACATTATGGTCTAAAGCCATGAACCTGTCCGCTGTCTTATTAACACTTTCTTCTAGGTATATCACACCTAGCCTCATACTACTATCTTTATCTAATTGATATTTACCTATTTCTGTAACCATAGTACTTTTACCTATACCTGAACCAGCTGTCCAAATCCACAACTCTGACCCTCTTGTACCCATAGTCATATCTTGTAACTTAGGGTAAGGTAACTCTCTACCTTTTTTAATATCTTGTCTAAGAGTTTCAAACTCTATATCTTCACCTTTAATAACACTTTCTTCTTCGTGCTGTTTAGCTTCATATATCTTAGATATTACAGCTTGTCTACCTTCATTAACTAAAACCTCATTAGCATCTTTATAATTAGAATCATTAGGTACAAACCATAACTTTTCAGCTGAGAATATTTCCTTACAAGCTTCCTGAGCTTTTATACCAGCTTCATCTGAATCAAACCATATAACAATTTGGTCAAAACTTTCCAGCCATTCATAATTAGCTAACAATGCTTTCTTAACTGAGTTAGCTCCCGTAGGTAAAGAAACAACTGGGTACTTACCTTCATAAGCTTCTGCTACAGATAGTGTATCAATCTCACCCTCTGTGACAACTATTTTCTTACCGCCTTTATTTCTCCAAAGATGTTTACCCCATAGTAGTGTACTAGTACCTTCACCTATAAATACAAAATCTTTGTTAGCATTTCTTATCTTCTGAGCTATTACCTGACCTTTATCATTATGGTAGTTAGCTATCTGAGATAACATGACTTTACCTGAAAACTTGTATTTACCATATCCATAACCGTATTTCTTACAAATCTTAGCGCTAATCTTACCTCTTTTTGTAAGAATATTATATTCTAAGTCCTCAACTAATTTCATATTCTTCTTAGTAGGCTTTATGAAAACATCATTCTCTCTACCTTCTAATTTACTTTGAGACTTAAAACCATCACCTTCTGAATCACATTTACCCCAACAGTATCCTGTACCGTTAGAGTATAGTGCTAAGGAGTCCGTAGACTGGCAGTCAGGACAAGGTGCATGTCTTAGAAACTCTCCATTTTCTTGGCTCATCTATTTTATCCTTTTATATTTGCCACTCTCTTTAAGCAATGCAGTAGCTAAATTTTTAAGACCTTTAGTCATACAGTAAACATCTCCTGTATTATTTATAATTACAAGCCAACAACCTTTATGTATATTATCTACATCTGAAACAATCTCATCTTTAGTAAAAAAAGCTTTATCACCTGAAAATAATACAGTCTTATCTGACCTTACTTCAATCTTATCTATCTCAAATAGCTCTTCTTCTGTTCCTTCTTCATCTACCCATACCTCATATCCTGCCATGTATATCTCCTTATAATTGTTCTAATATCTTGTTTAACCTATCTACATATTGTCTATCTGATGGTGGTCTCATAGCTTTAATATTTATATTACCATTATACCATTCATATTTATTTTTCTCATCTAACACTTTCATAATAAATTGTAATTCAGCTTCACCATAATTTACTGAATGTAACTCTTCATATGCTCCTAATATAACTCTTCTAAAAGAGTCTTTACCTAATCTTAAAACATCTTTCTTTAAAGCGTCACTTGAACCATAATAAGTTTTCCAGTTAGAAGGTGTAACAACTCTTTTCTTATTCTTTCTTCCAGCTACACTAATTCTTCTTTCTGATATAGTTTTCTTTTTACCTATGTATAGCTTATTTTCTTTTTCATTAATGATTAAGTAGATGAAACCTCTTGTCTTATCTGTAACTAGGTGTGAGTTTTCCCACCCCCTAGAAATCTTTTGGCTCTTCTTCATCATCTACTGAACCTTCTGTAAATTCTTCTTCTTAAAAGTCATCATCTTCTGAACCTTCTGTAAATTCTTCTTCTTCAAAGTCATCATCTTCTACACCAGCAAAAGGGTCTTCCGCTTTATTCTTCTCTACAATCTCATGAACTCTTACACCATTAAGTGATAATAAAGTATATCTAATAGGTTTACCACTATCATCTGTAGTAGTGCTAGAGAAAGCATTGATACTTAATTGTACTTTACTACCCATACCTAAATCTAGTGTTCTATCCTCAGGTTTAATAGTTTTCTTAAATTGTACTTTAGGTTCAAACATTGTTTTAGCTCTGAACATTGCAATATCTTCTCTATATACAATCTCACCATCTTCATCAAATACTTTCTCCCCAGCCTCTTCATCATATGCTGGTACTTTTAAGAATAAAGGTGTAGGCTTTTTAGCTTTAGGTGTTTTCTTATTGATATTAATAAGCTCTTGGTTATCTCCATAAATCTTATCACTTAATTCCCTAGCCTCTTCAATAGGCATAACAATTTCAATCTGATAAGAACCTTTATCATTCTTCTCTGCTAAATCTACAAATCTACACTCAGCTACATCCGTTAACACTTTGTCTCCATAAATCTTACTCATCTTCTAACTCCTTGTTTTTATTTCTATAATACTGTACAATACTTCTATACATTTCTTCACTCCATATTATCAAAAGTCCTATACTACAATAAACTATAACCATTAGAGGCAATATAATTATACAAGCAAATATTACATCTACTATGTTATCACTGTATATCATTATACTATCTTCTAGTAGCTATGTTGTTACCAAAGTATAAACCTACTATAAACTGGAAGGCTAATAGTGTATCTTTAAGAACCACATTATTAACTGTAACATACTCAACAATCTCTTTACTAGTATCTATAAGTCCAAATAAATAACTACCTCCTGTTTGAGTTGTTACAGGTACACTCACATTGTCTCCAAACCAAAATGCACCTACTAAAACACTAGTAATACTTAAAGCTATTATAGTTCTAGTTATGCTAAATCTTTCATTCTTATTGGCTTGTTCGTTAGCCTGATTCTGTGACTCCTGTGTTTTAGTCAAGCCTTCAATCAAAGCTTTTTCTCTATCTGCTTTATCTTGCTGTGACATACTCCACATTTTTACAAATGCACCAAATATCCCTCCTGATACTACAGGTAGTAAACTCTGTAATAAATCTAACATCTTGTCTCCTTATAAGCGACACCGTGTCGCATAATATCTTTAATAAGTTTAGTATAATTCTTTATATCTCTACTCTTACTTCTCCAATGGAAAGGTATTAAACTTTCAGTCCTAATCTTCTCATCTACAATCTTAGATATATTATGTGAGCCTCTACCTACTTCATCATATTCTTCACTATCTTTTTCAAGTAGTATATTGTAATTATCAAACTTACCAAATTCCCTCCTTATAGCCTCAGCTAACGCATAATCATTATCTATCAATACAGAATAATAAGCTCCTAGTACTATAGGACTCTCTGTAATAATATAATCTACTTTATCTAATAATAACTTAGTAGCCTCAATCTGCTTACCTGTTATTAAAAATTGGTTAGGAATATCTCTATTATCCTTATAGAAACTATCCTTAACCCATTCTTTAACAAACTCCACTTTATAGCCTTTCTTCTTCATTTCAGAATATAAACCATGTGCATGTAAGCTTTTACCTGTACAACTTGAACCTATAAAATTTATAACTAGTGCCATTACTTACCTTTCTTAATTATTATTAGTATCACTATAAATACTATTCCTATAATAGTGTCCAACCACCATACCATAATACCTCCTTTGAATATGCGACACCGTGTCGCTTATAATAATTGTTCAAAATCACATTCTATACTTTTCTTATCTTCTCTTAACCTCATGTAACTACCAAATCTTAATTTGTTCTTAAGTGTTAACTCGCTTGCTTTAACTTGTATCACTATATCCTCACCTACTATAAGTTCCTTCTTGTTATCATTATATAAGTTTCTAGGATTATCCTTCATTTTCTGTAGTCTTATATCCCACTTTGTTCTCTCTTCCTCAGTCATAGTAGGTACTTTACCTAAAGAAATTGTCTCATAACCTTTAAATACACCTACCTCAAATGCTCCAACTCTTCCTTCCAGCTTAGTACCTTTTTTACCTTCTATTATTCTAAGTATGAAAGCATCTAGTTCAATTTTAGGTTTAAGCTTTGCAAAAGTTTTATTGAAAGGTACATGAGCATCATCTTGGAATAATACAAAACCTTCTCTCTTTTCAGTTAGTACATCCCATCTCCACATAATCTCTAAATCTTCAATTGGGTAACATCTAGGTATATATACATAATCTAAATCTCCTTGTACTCTATACACATAGTCTAAATCAAAACTATGTGGAGTCAATGAAGGTTTAGGCATTAAGAGTCTTCTATTACTATATGACATCTCTGTAGTATCTACTCTAAAGTTTTCATACATGTCATATATTACTAGCCATAACTTAGGTAGAGTAGGTTCATACTGTTTTCTACCTAATACCTTTCTTGTAGCACTCCATGCTTCCTGAGGTGCATTATGTACCCTCTCCATGTTCACAAGCTCACAAGCATATACACCCTGATAGGGAAACATGTTTAGAGAATTTTCTATCTCTTCTGTAATATAAGGCACTAAGTGTGCTACATCATTACCCTCTCTTGTTAATAATCTTATAGGTTCATTTTCGTAAAATATAAGGTCTACATGTGTACCATCAAATTTATGATATATACTATTATACTTTTTATGTAGTTTATGTAAGTCTTCTTCTTTTTCTTGTTTAGTCATTCTTTGAAAGTATGTCATCAACTTCTCCTTGTATCATATTGTTAAGTTCCTTCTAAAGAAGGTAGTAAGATAACACTAGGTTACCCTATGCTCAGACTAGAAACATACAGTTACACTATGTACTATATGTAACTACTTGCTTCCTTCTGTGCTTCTATAATACTGTACAATGAGAAGTTAATAAGATTTAATTTGAAGTATAAGCGACAAGGTGTCGTTCATTTTTTTGTAGGAAAGAAGGGTTATACCTTCTCTCTTATATGTAGTTCTGATTGGATTTTATGTAGTAGTTTATGTAGTTCTTCTGTAGGTAAGGCTTGAAGCCATTTTGATAGGATTATGTCATCTATCTGTTTAGATAACTGGACAGTAGTTTCCTGTATAATAGTCTTGTCAAAATCTTAGAAGACTTTAAGGTATAAGTCACCATTTGGATATTTTGTAGTGTCTATTTTATAATCTAAAATCATGACTGCTCCTTAGTGTAATACATTAAGAAGCTTCTAGCATCCTCATCTGACACTTTCTCTGACCTACTTGTTCTTCCTTTAATATCTATATAATGTATGTTACTATCATTACTTTTCCAAACAGCTAATATATTACTGAAAGGTATATACTCTGTAGTAAACTCTTTTTTTATAGTAAAATATTCTTTATACATTTGTATCTCCTTTTATCTTTGATATATTTAAGATATGAAACTATAGATTTAATAATAACTCTATCTTCATTACTGTCTACCTCTTGTATATAAGTAGTACCTTTAACCTCAATCTTGCAACAAAAAGTGTCATTACTATGTGGATAAGATACAATTTTAAGCCCTTTTTGTTTAAATAGTCTCATCTTTATAATACTTAAGAATGTATTCATTGGCATGTATATATCTTCATATTTTGGATATGCACTGATATTAGTAAATTTTACAGAGTGTATAATATCTTTTTCAATGTATATATTTAACTCTGCTATTTCCTTTGCCATTACTTGTAGTATTATATATTCTATATCTTTTTCTAAATTTTCCATAATATTCTCCTTTATCTTAATCTAGCTTTAAGTATTATAGTTCCGTGATTTACACTTTCCTTAGTATGACTAACAAACTCTATCCTACCTTCATCTTCTAGTCTATTAATAAGCGCCCATTTAAGTTCCTCCTTAGTCATTTCTAAAAAGCTCTCCTTATGTTCACGGTCACGAGGTACATTTAAAGATACTTCTACAGATGTCTCTCTAATCTTTTTATTTAGAAATGTTTCAAGAAGACATTTAGCCATAAAAGTGCTATCACTAGCCACCTTGAAATGATATATAGTCTCTCCTATTTTTTTAGTTAAGGAGAATATTTGCAATGTATGTACCTGATATCCACCATTTAAAGACGCTTCTTCTATATATCGTGTTTGATATGTTACAGACTCTCCTTCTAATATTTGTAACTTTACACCTTGCTCTGTAGGTACTAGTACTGCATTAGGATTACCAAAGTACCATCCTTTTTTAAGATTTTCCATAATATTCTCCTTAACTAAAAAAATATGGAGCATTTCTTACATCATCTAGCTCCAAAGTGTTCACCATAGGGTCATCCATCTCACTGAATATTTTACCAATTTCTTCAAAAGTGAAACTAGCGTTAGTCAGAACTTCAATAGCCCAATCATATAATACATCTCCTTTAAATAAGCTTATATATGCTTCCCTTACTTCCTCATTCATAATATCAACTTTATTAGCCTGTACTCTATAATCATCATGTACAAGCCAAAACCCTTTTATACCTCTCTGTACACAACCTTTTACACATAAGTGTAACTGTGTTGTATCTAAGCTATGTATAAAATTAGGAGCTGATGCGGACTTCTGTGCACTTACATTGACTCTCTTAGCTTTCTCTTGTACACTAAATCTTATTCTCTCTGTACCTCTTTCAGGAGTCCAAATATGTGCCCAAATAGTATCAGGTTTAGTCTTCAAATTCTTTTGATATATAACACCTCCAAACTTTGCTGTATATAATAAACCTTTATTCTTCTTAGCTATTATGCCAGTTATCTTTTTAATAAACTCTTTACCTTTAGTAGCTGATATAACCACTTCATCAATAGCCTTTTGGTTAACTTCTGCTAACAATTTACTTACTTGCCAGTTCTCACCTACCCACCATTTATCACTTTGTTCTTCCATCTCATTAAAAGTCTCTTTAAGCTGGTTCTGCATACCTCTTAAAGTAACAGAGTAAGGCTGAGTCATAGTATTTCTCTTAGTGATACTTCTATCTATCCTGCCTACTAAACTGTCTGCAATAGGTCTAAAATCTATAGTATGTTTATTTCCACTATTAGATACATACTCTCCATATCGTGTATACTTATGAGTCTTTAATAACCTATTAGAAACCTTAGCTACCTGTCCATAAATGTCTTGCCTTGTCTTACCTACTACATTAACCGCTTTTGCCCCTTCTAGGTCTCTTAAAAGCCCACTATACATCTGTATACCGCTACAAGTAGCATCAAGTGAAACAGGAAGCCTATAAGCATGACTGCTATCTAATAAAGTTTTATGGTATTCAAGACAGAACGCTAAATATTCGTAAGGACTATCAGCATGACACCATAATTCTAAATGTTTTATAGGGTCTTCTACTATTCTATCTAAATGCCCTTTTCTTATAACATCTTCTATAGCTTCTATCCTCTCTTCTAAAGAAGCTTTATCATATCCTAAAACATTAGCTCCGTGTATTTTAGCCCACTTTCTACCTTGTTCTGTTAAAGGTTCAGCATCTGTCACCATCATTAATAAGGCTTTACCTTTAGTATCGCTCTGAGGGTTCAAGATGTTCTGTATAGGATAAATTCTAAACCTTGTATCATATTGATAAGTAAAATAGAAAGTAGTGTCCTTAAACTCTTCACACACTTTAAACATACTCATTAAACTTAAAGCTTTGTTAAGATTTTTCTCATTGAAAGCTAGTAAATCATTCTTGATATTGTTAAACCTATTTATACCTATTTTTTCATCATTATGAAACCATTCTTTATTTCTTTTCTCATCAATATATGTTCTACCTAGTTTACTTTTAATTATCATGCTATCAGGTTCTAAGCCATATCTTCTAGGAAGTTCTCCTACTAGAACAGGGTGAAAATTATAATGTTCATTTTTATACATTACTTTAGAAGTATCTTCTATATTATTATCAAATATGTGCCTCATTACTTCATAAACTTCTGTATTTATGCACCATTCTGTACTCTCTATTGCATGATGAATATCATTGAACTTGGATACATCTAAATACTTATCCATAACATACCTAAATTCTCTTAAATTTTGCTTTCTCTTAGGCATTTTAATAAGATTAGGAGGTCTTCCATGATGTTTAAGAGTGTATCTAATATCATACCATTTAGTAACCTTTTCAGGCTTATCTGTAACAGGCATTACTGTAGGCTTCATCATGTCCTCAGCTATGTAATTCAAGTTCTCTAACATATATTTTGTATCTTCTGAGAACCTAACTATATAACTTAAAGGTTTATGTTTTGTATATCTTTTACCCTCAAAAGAACAGCTCTTATCTAATTTAACTACCTCAATCAAGTCAAAACTCTCTATTAATAAATAGATAAGTAGAGACCCTATACTTTCAGCTGATGTATATTCATCTAGAAAAAACTTCTCCTGTGTTTCTCCAACTAATTTTAAGTGTGACCTAAGTTTAGCTCTTATTTTCCTACTCTCATCTCTCTTATACATTGTGTTAATATAAGCATTAAGTGAGGCATGTTGAGCTTCTAATTGCTCTAAA